CCGCTAGCTAGCGGGGCACAACGCAGTGCAGCGACCACCCATGTCAGTCATGACATGAATGTATCTAAAGGAGCTCTCTAATCTCGTCTCAACCAAACACCAGATCTCGACCTTTCCGACCCCGTAAGAAGGGTGGGCAAGTGTTCATAGTGAACGACCCCAACAATCCTGTTGGGGTCTCGAACTATGGTGAATGGGACTTGACGGGAACACAGGTTACTGTGTCGGAGGGTCATCCCTGGCCACCACCTAACGATGGTGGTCTAGAGGATGTCGGTGGTAGTTTCCATACTACCAAATCGTACGTGCGGGGGAATCCGTTCTCCCAAGCTACGGTTTTTCGTACTCGGAAGGGTAACCAGTATAAATACTCTGGTCCCTTCCTATGTGCTAGGCCGATCGTAAATGGCAAGCTAGCGTTCCCAGATTCCTGTGAGTCCAGTGATTCGGACTTGAGGGAAATGGGGACAACAGCAATTGCCAGATGCGAACCCACTAATTCAGTTGCAGACGCAGCAACGTTTTTAGGAGAGACGCTGAAGGATGGAATTCCTTCTACGCCCCTTCTTCATTCGTTGGAATCCAGAGCCAGGCTCGCAGTAAATGCGGGTGAGGAATTCCTCAATACTGTCTTTGGATGGCTACCCCTCGTTTCCGACATCACATCGATGAAGGATGCTGTTGTTCACGCAGATGCTGTGCTTGCACAGTACGAGCGTGACAGCGGCCGAGTGGTACGCCGGCGCTACAACTTTCCGGTAGAGAAAACGGAACAGGAGGACGTCATCCAGGCGTCAGGTGCCTCTCTGCTTTACGCAGGGGGGGGAACCAATGTCCTGGACAACTTTAATCCTGATCCGACCACGCAAGGTTCAATAGTTCGTCTTCGAAAGACGACGAAACGTCAGTGGTTTTCCGGCGCATTCACTTACCATATGTCGACCGATTCTGACAGTCGGTTAGGCATGGCGAGAAATGCGGCGGAGGCCGAGAAGTTATTCGGCCAGCCTCTGACCCCAGAAACTGTCTGGGAATTGACCCCGTGGAGTTGGGCCATCGATTGGGTGACCAATGCTGGGGATGTTGTTCACAACCTCAGTGCTGTCGCCCAAAATGGTCTGGTTATGCGGTATGGGTATATCATGGAACATAGTGTTTCAGAAGATATCTATGCCCTTATCGGGAAATCCGGAATTGTTGGATATCCCGATCTGACGGCTCCGCCCTTGGTTCTTGTTACAGAAACCAAGAAGCGGATCCCAGCTAACCCCTTTGGATTTGGGGTAACCTGGAGCGGTTTGTCTTCGCTTCAGGTCTCCATTCTCGCTGCGTTGGGCATCACCCGACGTGGTTAGAACAGTTGTTACACTGTCCGTCACCAACGACGACCGCTGCGTAAGCAGTTGTTGTCGAGAACAGGAGTACGCCTATGGCGTTCGCTGACCCACAGTCCATCACACCGACAGGTGGATCGGCCATCTCGCTCCCGCTTACATCGCGGGGTAACGATTCGGCCATCTACTCATCGGCAGATGGGCTCGTAACTGAACTAGTGTCTCACGCCTACGGGCGCAGGACACGACGTCAGTTCCGGGTTAACCAGTCGAAGATCACCACGGATCCGTTTAAGCCTGCGGAGAACGTCAAAGTCGGTATGTCTGTTTATACCGTCATTGACCTTCCACCCGCTGGCTTCTCGGTTGCCGAGGCGTCCGCGCTGTGGACTGGGTTCAACACCCAGCTCGCAGCGGCTTCGAACCTGCTCATCACCAAGACTCTTCAAGGTGAGAGTTAATCCGCGCAAGTGGATTAAGGTTCCAAGCAGTGTTAAGAAGGCCTTCTGGGCTTGTACAGCCGGTCGGGTTCTTCTGATCACTGTGGTGTACATATTCTTGTACATCGCTGGAACGCAGGTCCCAGAGCAGTCCGGGTTCTAAGTTAAGAGAACACGGAAGACAAGCAGTCACTGTCCCCCACGGCGTCGTTCTAAACGCCCTCTGGGGGTCATACTGCGAGTTCTGCTCGATGGCTGGAGTTCGGCCGTTGTATCGCTCGTTCAAAAGCGAGTGACTGCGACCGTCCGTTAACACTAGGCTAAGGATCGTTTATCTCCCCGAAAGGAGAAGACGTGAAAAGCCTGATGTTGCTCCATAAGAAACTGGCACACGAGTGTGCCAGGATCTGCTGCACAGACGCCACCCTCGATTGCAAAACAATCGAGTGTCGTGTCGAAAAAGAGGGGTTTTCGTTTATGACGATTACCCTACCTGACTTTGGTAAAGACCTCGAAAGGGCTCTAGCCATTGGTCAGGTCGAGAGCGACGCTTTTTCTTCGTTCAAGAAAAGCGCAGGTCTCCCCCGTTTGTTCGGAGGTTTCCTCTCTCGTATTTTCGACCGCGATAGTGGTGTGTTGCTCGACGAGCCGTGCATCGACTCAATCCGATCCCTGCGTCAGTTAACGCTGATGTTCGGAAAGGTCGCGATCCCTTGCAGCGATGCTAGGGTTCGTGCGGCGATGCGTGGCTATGTCGAGAATGAGCAGATAGTCAAATACGGGGATTCGACGCGAGATGCCTCAGATGTTGAGGCATTCAAGCGCGTTTCCTCTCTATTGTTTCGAGACGCCTTCGCGTACGCAGATCGAGAGATCTACGCAGGCAATGTTGTTCCGAAACACGGTCCAGGCTCAACGGCAGATAGAAGGCGTGGAAACGCCAAATATCGGTCACTGGTCTGGACTGATCGTCTGGAGGGATATTTTCCAGCAGTGGATTATCTCCTTCCTAACTATCGTTTCATTGATAGTATGGACGATATCGACTATCTCGAACCTGGTGCTGAGATTCCCGTCAAGGTGATCTCAGTTCCTAAGACGCAAAAGACACCAAGGATTATCGCCATGGAACCAACCTGCATGATGTATGTGCAGCAAGGGCTCCTAAGCGTGATCCTGGAAGCGTTGACCAATCCATTTCTGGATGCGGACGAAGAACGTCCGCGCGGTCGACGACGAGGAAGAGATGACTTCCTTCCTCACTTCCTGGGATTCCGAGACCAGACGCCTAATCAGCGTATGGCCAAGGATGGCTCGCTTCACAACGAGCTAGCAACACTCGACTTGAGTGATGCATCCGATCGTGTCTCTTATCAGCTCGTACGCGCACTCGTGTCTTCAACCCCTCATCTGAGTGGGGCTGTTGACGCTTCTCGTTCGCGGAAGGCTGATGTGCCTGGTCATCCTTGTCAAAGGTTGGCCAAGTTCGCATCTATGGGTTCAGCCCTTTGCTTTCCTTTCGAGGCGATGGTATTCCTTACCATCATATTCGTTGGGATTGAAAAGGTGCTCAACACATCCCTTTCCCGTAAACTCATCCGTGAGTTTGTGGGTCGGGTGCGTGTCTACGGAGACGACTTAATTGTCCCCGTGGACTATGTGCAGACTGTGATTGACTCACTTGAAGGCTTCGGCCTAAAAGTGAACTCACGCAAGTCTTTTTGGACTGGAAAGTTCAGAGAGTCATGTGGTAAGGAGTATTACGCAGGCGAGGACGTATCAGTTGTCCGAGTCCGCGAATTGTTCCCTACATCACAGCAGCACGCGACGGAGGTCATTTCCATCGTGTCCCTACGTAACCAGCTATACTATGCTGGTTATTGGGATACGGTACGATGGCTTGACGGGTACATAAAGGAAGTGATTCGTCACTTCCCCACTGTACTGCCTACGTCTCCCGTCTTGGGTCGCCACAGCGTTCTCGGCTATTCAGCCGAGCGCATAGGCAAACAACTACACAATCCCCTAGTCAGGGGTTGGGTAGAAGTCTCCACGCCACCAGCTGACAAGCTGGATGGTATGGGAGCCCTACTCAAGTTCCATCTCAAGCAGGGCGACGAGCCCTCGTTTGACCCATGGCACTTGGAACGTGCTGGACGTCCTCATGCCGTCAAGATCAAGCTGAGGTACGGTTCGGCGGTCTAAACCGCCGAAGGGGGCGAAAGCCCCTTGCGGAGATACCACACATGGACTTATTACGGATCGTTCTGGGGTTGACCCCCATTTAACAGATCCGATTGGTCACGTGTGACTAGGGTATATCCGGGAGGCTATCCTTT